GAAAGTCAAGGAGACCTTCGAGGCTTCTGGCAACACTAACAACATGTTCTACAAAAGAGCATGTGCAATTGTAAAAGGTGAAAAAGATCCCCTTGCAAAAATGCTTGGAGATGAAAAATAATGTTTAAGGATTGGGGAAAGGGTGTTGAACCACCAGAAAGGTTGAGTCGTGAAGAAGTTCAGGAGATGATTGATGCTGCCATACGAAAGCATAATCGTAATGCTTCGATTATCAGCATGTGTGTTGGTTGGGTTGTTCTTGCACTTTTTGCTGAAGGTCTGCTTCGACTTATCGGAGTGATTCCTCCCTTACTGCCATGGTTACAAATAAAATTGTAGAGTGGATAGGAGTAGTAACTCTATTCCTTTTTGGTATAACGATGATTATTCAAGGTCATTTTATAGTTCATGGTAAACATGGGTATAAACATTCTGAACGCGAAAAAGAAAAAATGAATAAGACTCGCAAACAGGTAGAAGATTTGTTCAGAGAAAAATGACCGAAGAAGATTACGAACAGTTATTAGAAAGGGTTAAAGAACTTAGAATGTTATTACTATTTGAAGAACCATGTCCTCTATATGAGGAGATTGAAGATGGAATGGAGTGAATTTATTGAATTCGTTTCCAGCATTTTATACCTTTATATTGCTTGGTTAAGCGGAGTCTTATTAGGTTATGTCATCGCCAAAAGAGAGTAAAACTCTCATACATAAAGCAAACAAATACTAAGAACTATCTCATGAGAGAATTCAGTAAAAAAGAAGTTGAACTGCTTATTGATGCAGTTTGGATGAGACAAAGAAATTTTATTGCGGGGGATAGAAGGTTCAAAGAATATGGTGCGTTATTGGATGAATTTATGAATCAAAATCCAAATTATGTCCCAGGACAATATCGATAGAATATGGAAAATCTACTAGGACATGCCCTTGCAATCTTGGCAATACCCTTTGTATGTGCCACCCTCGCATTTGGACGATTTAAAGGTGAAACCGTTTATTACGATTCGGAGGACTATAATGGAAACGGAACCGCACACTAGTGGTATTGTAATTTTTGGTGCTACTGGAGATTTGTGTAAAAGAAAATTAATACCTGCACTTTATAAACTCTGGCAAAAAAATCTTTTACCAGATAATTTTTTGATTACTGGTTGTGCTAGAAGACAACCAACAGCAGCACAATGGAAAGAATCTCTTGGAGATTATCCTGAAGAATTTTTACATCATCTAGATTACGTTTCGGCAGATCTGGACAATGTAAAAACACTACGTCACTTGCCAGATTATTTGCACGATAATACTTACTTCTTATCTGTTCCACCAGAGAGGTATGCAAATGCAATTAAAAATCTCAAAGAAGCAGAAAAACTTAACGACCCAGAAAGATCGAGGGTGGTTATCGAAAAACCCTTTGGATACGACTATAAATCTGCTGATCGTTTACAATCTGTGGTGGCTGGACATCTACGCGAGAAACAAGTATATCGCATTGACCATTATCTCGGCAAAGATACTGTTAATAATATCCTTGCCACCCGTTTTAGCAATATACTATTGGAACCACTTTGGAACAGGCAGTACATAGAAGAGATACAGATTTATGCTACTGAGACTATCGGTTGCGAAGGACGTGCTCAATATTATGAAACTGCTGGACAAGTTCGGGATATGTTGCAGAACCATGTTCTTCAGGTTCTTGCATTGATTGCTATGGAACCTCCTTGTCGTATGGATGCGAGGGAGATTCGTCGTGAGAAGACTAAAGTTCTTGCTGCTACTCGTTTAGGGGAGGATATGATCCTTGGACAATACATTGGGTACAAAACTGAAGATGGCGTTGATCCTGATAGTAACACTCCTACCTTCGCTGCTGGTACTTTATACTGTGATAACTGGCGTTGGGAGGGAGTTCCTTTTCGCGTCATGACTGGTAAGCGTATGCCTTATCAGTGTGTAGAAGTTGTAATTAAGTTTAAAGCACCTCCGCAACAACTATTTGAGGGAGAAGTTAAGGACAGAATTGTTATGAGACTACAACCTCATGCACACCTTGATATTATGATGGATATTAAAACTCCTGGAATGAGTAAAGGTGTAGAACCAGCTACTTTAACTCATAGATATCCAGATTGGTTGGGAGTTGATGGTTATGAAAAACTTCTTTATGATGCTATCAATGGAGATCAATCTCATTTTGTACATGCTGATGAAGTAATGGAATCTTGGAGAATTGTCGATGATTTACTTTGCACTGGGGATAGTTGCCCCATACGTACTGATCCTTATATCTATCATTCTGGCACATGGGGACCAACACAAAAAACAGAACTAATTACTAATTGGGATTATCCAGCATGAGTACTTTATTTGTATTTGTTTTTATTGTTTTACTTGTTTCGGCAATGGAACTTACTTGGCCAGGTAGGTATCGGGGATGATGCATCAACTAGGGCATATTGCTAGAATGGTAATGGAAACTCCATGGTGTCTTGGAGTGATGGGATTTTGTCTTGTATTTGTTCCCATCTTGGGTATGTGGGCAGTTCATAAGTATGAATGGCAGCATTGGGAACCACTTGACAGATTCTTTAAAAAGTAATATAATTATTTCGTTGAGATATCAACTGCGGCAGTCCCCTTCTGGTGGGTTCAGGACTGGCGGCGACAGGAACCTACCGCGACGGAATGTAGCTCAGTTTGGTAGAGCACTCGCTTTGGGAGCGAGATGTCGCAGGTTCGAATCCTGTCATTCCGATTGATGCTAAAAAATAATGGCAGAAGTTACAAGATTTCCAACACACAACGGATTTATTCAAACAAAAATTTCTGATGAAATTTATGATATTTTATTGTCTGCTTCGGAGCAATCTAGAAATGAAAAACTTGATATTACTGATAGATTAATTGGTAATTTAGAAGAAACTTATGATCTGACTCAGATGCCTTTCTATCAGTTCAATAAAGTAGAAACATATCTTAGAAATCTTTGTGGAGAGTTTGAACAAAATTTTGAATTGATGAAAAGTTATAAAATTTTTTCCGCTCCTAATGGGTCGATAGATTTAAATTTAAAAATGTTGTGGGTTAACTATCAAAAAAAGTATGAATTTAATCCAGTTCATCATCATAGCGGTCTTTATAGTTTTGTGATCTGGATGAAAATTCCTTACAGTTGTGAGGAAGATGAATTTAAAGAAAGGAGAGGTAATCCGACTCAAAAATATGCGGGCACTTTTTGTTTTCTGGATACTGATCCTGTTTCTGGAATTGAAGATTTTAAGATTAAATTGAATAGTAGTTATGAAAAAACTATACTTATCTTTCCGTCCAAATTAAGACATGTAGTTTATCCATTCTATACTTCTGATGATTATAGAATTTCTATCTCTGGAAATTTTTACTTGGAACCAGTTACTCGATTTTGAAAAAAGTCCTTGACAACCCTGCGAATTTTCCTTATAATGATTGGGTAAACCAAACAAATCAATGGCACTGACGGCAAAGTTCAAAAAAGAGATCAGCACTCTTCGTGCTGCTGCATCTGGGGACATTTACCTTGACGTAAAGAATCCTAAACTCTTTAAAAAAGTTCGACGTTTCTATGAAAACTCTGGAGTAGTATTCTCTGGAGATGCACTCGATGATTATGAAATCTTGATTGACTGCATTGTTCGTGATCTTGAATCTGCTGAGGTTGCATGAAAATTCTCCTAGAGCGTTTTCCCTATCGTTATGTTGAGTGTGGAACCCTAGACAACGGGTTCCCCGACTATCGCATTCAAAAAGCAAATAGTTGGACCAAACGCTACAGCGATATGTATCTTCTTGACAATCAGATGCAACTTCTGACTGCCATAGATGATTTTGAATACACAAAATGGTTAGATCCAGATCGTGTTCCTTGTTATGTAAAAGACGATGTAGTCGCGGAGTGACTTAAAAACTGCCCTGGTCGGGATGGGTTTAACGACCCCTCGGGTTTCCTAGTTCCTAAAACTAGGTGGTGGAGTCATTGACCCTCTAATGGTTTCTTGCTTCCTAAAAGTAAGTGGTGCGGATGGGGTTACTCCCGCTCAGGATTTAGTTATTACCTGGTTAAAAAAATAACTTGGCGTGCATGTAAAGACCTAATAGGACGGTTGCGTAAACCGTCCTTTTTTAGTATAATCTAAGAAACATAATCTATAAATGAAAGTCGCTCTAATTACTGGTATTACGGGGCAAGACGGATCATACTTAGCAGAGCTTCTTCTTAGTAAAGGGTATGAAGTTCATGGTATTGTCCGCCGATCTTCCTTGATTAATACTCATCGTATTGATCACATTTACAATCGTATTAATTTGCATTATGGGGATCTTACTGATTCTACCAATATAGTCAGGGTTATTCAAAAAGTTAAACCAGATGAAATTTACAATCTTGGTGCTCAGAGTCATGTCAAAGTATCCTTTGAAATGCCTGAATACACTGCGGATGTGGATGCTGTGGGAACTCTTCGCATTTTGGAGGCGGTTCGTCTCCTTGGTATGGAAGAGGACGTAAGAATCTATCAAGCATCTACCTCCGAAATGTTTGGACTTGTTCAAGAAGTCCCTCAAAAAGAAACAACTCCATTCTACCCACGTTCTCCTTACGGATGTGCAAAGGTATATGGATATTGGATTACTAAAAACTATAGAGAAGCATATAACATGTATGCTTGTACTGGTATCCTCTTCAATCACGAGTCTCCTCGTCGCGGAGAGACATTTGTGACTAGGAAGATTACTCAAGCATTGTCCAGAATTTCTGTTGGACTTCAAGAGAATTTATATCTTGGCAATCTGGATGCAAAGCGCGACTGGGGTCATGCAAAAGATTTTGTTAGAGCAATGTGGTTAATGCTTCAGCAAGAAAAACCTGAAGATTACGTTATTGCTACTGGACAACAATATTCTGTAAGAGAGTTTGTTGAGAAAGCTGCTCCTTACTTTGGAATGAAGATTGAATGGATGGGGGAAGGAGAAAAGGAAGTTGGATTTGATTGGAACACTAAAAAACCAGTCATCTACGTAGATCCTAAATATTTTCGCCCGACTGAAGTTGAGTCTCTGCTTGGAGACTCTTCGAAAGCAAAAAAAGAACTTGGTTGGGAACCAGAAATTTCTTTTGATGAACTAATTGAGGACATGTGTATCTATGGACAGTAATAGTCGTGTTTATGTTGCTGGCAATACGGGTCTAGTTGGTTCAGCAATCGTCCGTATGCTTCATATGAAGGGGTATACCAACATTCTTTCAACACCATCAAGTCATTTTGACTTGCGTAGGCAAGATGACGTTGAGCGATTTTTCAAAAATAACGAACCCGAGTATGTCTATCTTGCTGCTGCTAAAGTTGGCGGTATTGGCGCTAACAGTAATTATCCTGGTCATTTCATTTATGACAACTTGATGATTCAGTCAAACATCATTCATGCTGCTCGCAAGTTTGGTGTTAAGAAACTTCTTTTCCTGGGTTCTTCCTGCATCTATCCTAAGATGTGCGAACAACCAATCAAAGAAGAGTATCTGATGACAGGTCCTCTTGAACCTACAAATGATGCTTATGCCATTGCAAAGATTGCTGGTATTAAGATGTGTCAGGCATATCGTAAGCAGTATGGATTCAATGCAATTTCATTGATGCCTACTAATCTGTATGGTCCAAATGATAATTTTGATTTGGAAAACGCACACGTTCTTCCAACTCTAATTCGTAAGTTTCATGAGGCAAAGACTGATGTTACTCTCTGGGGTGATGGAAGTCCTATGAGAGAATTTCTTCATGTAGATGATCTTGCTGAAGCATGTTTTGTTTGTATGAGGGATTATAATGATCCAGAACCAATTAACGTTGGTACTGGTACTGATGTAACTATTCGAGAGCTAGCATCTTCTATTTCTAATGTAGTTGGTTTCAAAGGAAACATGCACTGGGATGCTGATAAACCAAATGGAACTCCACGCAAAGTGTTGGATGTAAGTAAAATCAAGTCTCTTGGATGGGAACCTAAGATTTCTCTAGAAGATGGTATTAGGTCAACATATGAATGGTATCTTGATTTTGTTGCGAGATGACTATGCCTAAAGATGATTATGGACTTCTCTTCCCTACAGTTCTTTGGTCAACTGAAGAATTGATAAGTATAGAAGAAAACAATAAAATCTCTGAACATATTCTTCAGAATAAAGATAAAGTTGAGGGTAAGGGATCTGAAATTTGGTATTCTGGTAAGAACAGTCCTACCAATAATTTTTGTACAGAATATAGTAATCCTATTTTTAGTAACTTACTAAGTTCTATCGATGAGTCACTAAAAAGATATGCTGAACTTTTAAAATTTAGACTCGATTATATTAAATCTAGAGATTGGTGGTGGAACGTATATGAAAATGGCTCTCTATTTCAAGAATTTCATGGACATGTCCCATTTTATTTTAGTGGAGTTTACTACTGCAAAGTTCCTGAAGGATCTGCACCAATAACTTTTAGGCACCCTGATTTTAATCACTATGTTCCTGCATATGAAAAGAACGAGTATAATGCCGAATGTAAATCTATTATGCCAGTAGAAAGATCTTTACTAATATTCCCGTCAAATTTTGTTCATTGTGTTCCTCCAGGAGAAAATACAGAACCAAGAATATCAATTTCATTTAATTACGGATAGACATGATTACAATTAACCGCCTAGGAAATCTTGGTAGACTTGCCAATCAGATGTTTCAATATGCTTCTTTAAAGGGTATCGCTTCTAATAGGGGATTTACTTTTGCTATTCCTCCAAGAGAATCATTTGGGTATCAGGATGATAATGTAAAAAATTCTGATGTCATTCTTTATGATGTATTTCCAAATACTTTAAAAAATAATATTTGCTTTCAGGAGGCAAATATTTTATGGGAGAGGCGTCATGATTTTGATGAAGAGTTATTTGTAAACTGTCCAGATGATGTTGATTTAGTTGGATATTTTCAAACCGAAAAGTACTTCAAGCATATTGAAGATGAGATTCGTAATGATTTTACTTTTAATGAAGAACTTTTAGAGACATGTAGGTCTTTTATTGAAGGTGATGTGATTTCTTTACATATTCGTAGGGGAGATTATGTTGTCAATCCGAATCATCCAACTCAACCCATGAGTTATTATGAGGAGGCACTTTCTAAACTTCCAGATCTTCCAGTTATTGTATTCTCTGATGATTCTGAATGGTGCAAAACTCAAGAATTATTTGACAACGATCGATTTATGATTGCTGAGGGTAACGCAACAGATTGCGATCTATGCTTGATGTCTTTGTGTAAATATCATATAATTGCTAATAGTTCCTTTAGTTGGTGGGGAGCTTGGTTAGCAAAAAGTCAAAAAGTTATTGCTCCTAAAAATTGGTTTGGCGGAGAATGCGCTCAAAAAAGTATCAACGATCTTCCTTTTGGTAATTTTGAATTTCTATGAAAACTATTATTATTTCCTCTGATCATAACGGAGTTGAAAACAAGCAGCAACTTAAAACTTATTTGAAGGGGGAGGGATATCGAGTCATTGATATTGGACCATATACTTCTGATGTTAGTGTTGACTATGTTGATTATGCCGCACAACTTGCTACAATTGTGGGTAGCAAAGAAGCAGATCGTGGTATTTTGATTTGTGGAACTGGTGTTGGTATGAGCATTGTTGCTAATCGTTTTGCTGGTGTACGTGCAGTGCTTGCACATAATGAGTTGACTGCTGTTAAGTCTAGAGAGCACAATGACTCTAACGTCCTCTGTCTGGGGACTTGGTTGTCCTCTCAGATTGAAATGCGAGAGATGTCAACCATGTGGTTGAATGAAGCATGGGGAGAAGGTCGTCATGTCAAACGAGTAACAAAGATTGATTCCAATACTGGAATTGTTCTTACGAACGGTGTCTTTGATATTCTTCATAAGGGTCATATCGAACTTCTTAAGTTTGCTAAGTCCCAGGGAACCAAACTCATCGTTGCTATTGATTCTGATCGCCGCGTTAAAGAACTGAAAGGCGATAGTCGTCCCATCAATAACGAAGAAGATCGTCGTAAGGTTCTAGAAACTAATCGATATGTTGATGAGGTTGTAATCTTTGATTCTACTGAGGAACTTCAGGGATTCTATCAGACTCTTGCTCCAGACGTTATTGTGAAAGGATCTGAATGGACTGCTGATGAAGTCAGGGAACGGGATGTTATTCCTGAAGACATTCAGATTAAGGTCTATCCTTTGGTTGGAAACTATTCGACAACCAATACAATGCACAAGATTAGGGAGTTGGAATCATGCGAGAAAATCTGAAATATCTGATTGTTGGGGACACTATTATTGATGAGACCGTAGAGTTGAGAGCTTGCGGTCTTTCATTGGAGTCTCCTACTATCAAAACTACTCCAGAAAGTCATTACTATCATTATGGCGGTGCAGCAAACGTAGCAAAATTCCTCGCTGGATTTGGGAGAGATGTAACTTTTCTAACTTCTATGGCAGATGATCATTGTGATAACTTTGAATCTCTCTACAATGTTAGAGTAGTAAATCATTTTCAAGGTAAGAATAACGTAAAGACTCGTTATTGGGTTTCTCACGGAGATTCTCGATACAAGCATCTTCAAATTAATGAAGTCAATGATGAGTTCTCTCATTCTTTTTTGACTGATGGTGGAGTTCATCTTTCAGAGTTTGATATTATTGCTTTTGCTGATTATCGTTGTGGATTTATTACCGAAACATTCATTAAGAATGCAACTGATTCTGGAAAAATAACTTACGCATCATCTCAGGTTTCAAGTAAACAACCAAACTATGATCGATATTTTGATATTGATTATTTTGTTTGCAATGAAAGCGAATCGAAGCATACTGATAGAATTACAAATATCTGTGTAACTAAAGGTGCTGAGGGTTGTGTAATGAATGGTGTTCCATACAAAGGATACCCTGTAGAAAATGTAGTAAATATTATTGGTGCTGGGGATTGCTTCTATGCCGCTCTTCTAGCAACTGGTGATCCAGATTATGCAAACAAAAAAGCATCTGAGTTTGTGTCAACGGGCAGTGTATGAATAGGGAAATTGAAGACTGTTTAGCATTAAATAAAAGTCTAAAAGAAAATAATTTAGTAAAGTTGACCTGGGGAAATGCCAGCGTTCTTTCTGAAGATGGAAAGAGCATTGTCATCAAACCTTCTGGGGTCAACTTTTCTGAGCTAACTTATAGTCAACTTTGTATTGTGGATCTCTACAGTGGAAGATTGATCTCTGGAATGAAACCATCTGTAGATACTGCAATTCATTTAGAGATCTATAAAGCATTTCCAGAAATCAAATCCATTATTCATAGTCATTCCAAGTTTGCTACTTCATGGGCGCAGGCATTGGAACCAATCCCAATCTTAGGAACAACACATGCTGATTATTTTCTTGGAGATGTTCCTGTTGCTCGTCAGTTAGAAGAGTTTGAATTGGATGAATATGAGAAAAATCTCGGTCAGTCTGTAGTTGATTTTTTCCAGAGTAACAAAATTAATCCTCTGAATATTCCTTCAATTCTTTTGCCTGGACATGGAGTTATGGTTTTCTCAGATTCCCCCAAAAGAACTCTAGAGTGTGCTATAGTGTTAGAGGAAATTGCTGAGATGGCATACTATACTAAGTCCATCAACCCAAATCTCAAGCAATCTAAATTCAGTAAAGATCTTTACACTAAACATTTTGAACGAAAGAATGGCATCAACAAATACTACGGACAATAGTTACGGTAGACAAGATCTCCCTCCCGTACTTAAGTGCGAAGAAAAGAGAGAAAAATATTGGGGATACATAACTACAGTATTCGCAACTGAAGACTTTACGCTGAAAGAAGTCTTTATGAAAGCGGGTACTCAAAGTAGTATGGAGTATCATGTAAAGAAGGACGAATATTACTACATTCAGTCTGGAAAACTTAAGGTTGGTATGCGAATTGGTCGTGCCAAGAATAAATCTCTTGTTTTGGAAGCAGGAGATGTATTCCATATTCCTCCTGGTCTTATGCATATGCGTATTGCACTGGAGGACACAGTTGTGATAGAATGGTCAAACAAGGACGATGACACTGATTCAAACATCGTCGAAGATGGAAAAACCTACGTATTCAAGGAGGACGAATGAACTATCTTTTTGCTGATACAGCGAATCTTGATGAGATTATTGAAGCTAATGAAATGGGCGTCATTCAAGGCGTTACCACCAATCCTTCAATCATTGCTAAAGAACCCAAAGGAAGTTTCGAGGGTTTGATCCAGAAACTTGCTGAGTATTGTGGTGCAGAAGATCTTTCGCTCAGCGCAGAAGTCTTTGCCATTGATTATGATGGTATGGTTCGTCAGGCAAACGAACTGTATGAAAAGTTCTCTCCTGTCTGCAATCAGTTCCATGTGAAGATCCCTGTTGGTTTTGAGGGTCTTCGTGCAATTAGGACTGCTAGTAAAGCAGGTGTTCGTATCAATGCAACTGCTTGCTACACTGAACAGCAACTACAAATGTGTGCTTCTGCTGGTGCTCATTACGTTTCTCTTTTCTACTGCCGCCTAAAGCAGCATGGTGGAGACGTTGCTAAAGTTCTTGATCGTACTCGTTACTACATCAAAGAGAACTCTCTTGATTGCGAAATCATTGCTGGTAGTATTCGTACTGGAACTGACGTTGCTGATGCATGGCGTCAAGGTGCAGACATTGTAACTACTGGTCTTCCCGTTATTCGCGAGATGGTTGAGCATCCCAAGACTACGGAAGCAATTCAACGTTTTGATAAGGACTTCTCTGCGTGGCTGAACTGAAGACAATTGTAGTCGATATTGATAACACCATATGCTCCCAAACATATGGTGATTATTCAAAGGCACAACCATATCCAAATAGAATTTCCAGAATCAACAGTCTATATGATAATGGTTACAAAGTAATCTATTTTACTGCAAGAGGTATGGGTAGAACTGATGATGATCAAGTCTTAGCATATGCTCATTGCTATGAAGAAACTTACAATCAACTAGTTTCCTGGGGTTGTAAGTTTCATCGATTGATGCTTGGAAAACCATATGCTGATTATTACATTGATGATAAAGCAATAACAGACGATAATTTCTTTGAAGATAATCTAGTAAAATGACAACTCAATACACAGTCAGTTCAATTCATACGTTCTGTCAGTACGCGAACCAATATTTCAAGAATCCTGATGATGTGTCAGTGATTTTTGATGTTGGTTCTTTGCACTGTTTAGAATCAATTGAGTTTTCTAAAAAGTACAAGAATGCTCGTATCTTTGCGTTTGAAGCAAATCCAGATTCTTATCAGGTTTGTCTTGAGAATACTAAGGATATTGACAACATTACTGTAATCAATCAAGCAGTCAATGATTATAATGGAACTTGTACGTTCTATCCGATCAATCCAGAGGAGACTGAAACTCCTTGGTTTGATGGCAATAGAGGTGCTTCTAGTCTTTACAAATCGAACGGATCTTACGATCATATCGAACGATATGTACAAAATGAACTAGAAGTTCCATGTATTCGTTTGGATACCTTCTGTGAAGAAAATGGTATAGATAGAGTTGATCTAATGTGGATGGATCTTCAGGGTGCAGAGTTGATTGCTCTCAAGTCCATGGGACAATTACTTTCTTCCGTAAAAGTAATTCATACTGAACTTGAAATGAATCCAATTTATGAAGGTCAGTGTCTGTTTAGTAACGTCAATTCTTTCTTGGAAGAGAATAACTTTGAACTGCATTATGGAGACACTAATGTCCAATTCGGAACTGATTTCATTTATTTGAATAATAATGTCTAACGTATACTTTGCCCAACCTTGGGGAGGACTTGGGGATAATCTTCAGTTTACAACTCTACCAAGACTTTTCCATGAGAAGGGAGTTGACTTTCATGTAAGTATTCATAACACTTACAGGAACCCAGAAATCTATGACTTTTGTTGGAAAGACAATCCTTATGTCAAGGGGATTGCTAGGAATAATCCTAACGTAGGATCTGTAGCTCCAGATCTATCTCATGGAGTAACTGATAATATTGTTTCTGCTGCAGAGATTAGGCATGGATTTGCTGGAGATGGTAGATACCCTGAGATTTACTATGAAGCAGAATTTCTAGAAGAATATAAAGATAAAACTATTGTCGATCTTTCTGCCCACACTCTTCTCAAGAATAATGTTGGGGAGTTTTATGATGCTGATAAATTGTTTTCTCTTGTAGAAGAGCACGTTCCTGACGATGCTCTCTTTGTTACCTTTAAGAATGTAAATTCACTATCTTTGGAAGGTGGATTTGCTTTTGAGAATAATCAACTGGAGATCGAAAGTATCTTTCAGTATGCTAATATTATCAATAGCGCAAAGAGTTATTACTGCTTGTATTCTGGAGGAAACTCCATGGCAGCAGCGGTTAAATACAAGTGCAACTCTAAAGTAGAGTTAAACTGCTTCTTGCACGGAACAGTTGAAGAACATAAAAATAAAGGTTTCTTTATTTTCGATAATGTAAATTACATTGAGGTATGAGATGAGAGTTCTAATTCTTACTATCGCGACAAACAAATATATCCAATTCGTAGAAAGACTCTACGATAACATTGCGGATAATTTTTTACCAGATCATCATATGGAGTGTCTTCTGTTTACAGAACACGAAGTTGATGCATCTAGTAATGTTAGAGTCTCTCAAATTGAACATGAAGATTGGCCAATTCCTACTCTGAAAAGGTACAACTACTTCATGAAGGAAAAAGATTTCATCTCTACCTTCGACTACTGCTACTACTTTGATGTAGACATGGGTATTGTTGATAAGGTTGGGGACGAAGTTCTTTCTGATGGTATTGTTGCAACCATGCATCCATATCAATCTTTTCTACCAAAAGAGTCTCGTTCCTACGATCGCAATCCCAAGTCTCTCGCATATGTTGCTCCTGGAGAAGAAGGGGAGAACTATTACGCTGGTGGATTCAACGGGGGATCGACTAAAGAGTTCTTGAAGATGTCTGAGGTTATTGCTGATCGTGTAACCAAAGACTTGGAGAACGATGTTATTGCTCTATGGCATGACGAGTCTCAGATGAATCGTTATCTGATTGATAACCCTCCTGCCCTGAGTCTAACTCCATCTTACTGCTTCGCTGAAGAGCAAATGGACAATAAGGATTATCCTTATGAACCCAAGATTATTGCTCTCAAGAAAAATCATGCTGAACTACGCTCATGAAACTGAAACTGACTGATATTCCAGTTGTTTATATCAATCTTGATGATCAACCAGAAAGAAAAGAACTTCTGGAAAAAAATCTAAAGGATCTTGGATTTAAAAACATAATCAGAGTTTCTGGATTCAAGGATCCTATTGGTAAGAGGGGTTGTGCGTATTCTCATGCAGTTGCATTAGAGGAGATTGATCCTCCTTTTATCCTGTTAGAAGATGACTGTCTTCCTCTTAATTTTGTTGATGATATTGAGATTCCAGATGATGCTGATGCTCTCTATCTTGGAATCTCTTCTTGGGGGCGTATGAACTCTCATTCTGGACCATGTGTTCAGTGGGATGAAGTTGATGGATACGCTGACCTAGTTCGTGTTTATAACATGGTTGGTGCTCATGCTATCCTCTACATCAATCCAGATTATGTTGATCTATGCAAGCGAATTGCATATCATGGTTATCTAATCTCTGATCATCATGACATTGGTTTTGCTGATATTCAGAAATACTATGATGTTTATGCTTGTGATAACCCAGTCTTTTATCAAACAAGTTCCAACGGAACAGATCAACCATTGACTTCATATCCTTCGGTTGAGTTTATGTCTCCCGATCAAAGATTCTGGTTACCTTTGAGGATTAAAGAATGAAAATTGTAATCTGGGGGCACAAGCTCCACAGTCATACACACTCTTATATTCATTATGGGTATTGGAGAGCAGCAGATCATCTTGGGCATGAAGTTCATTGGTATGATGATTCTGATGATGTAAGTTCTGTTGATTTCTCAAACTCTGTATTCATTACTGAGCATCAGGTTTGTGAAAAGATGCCTCTGCGTCCAGATTGCAAATACTTCATTCATAACTCTGATGAAGCGTTCAAGTTTGAACGCAGAGAAAAGTATGAAGATCTGTTAGTGTACAACTTTGTTCATGAAGCAAAGTATTGGCACTACGGACCTGATTATGTTTGGCCGAGTGTTGAGAATATTGGAGGAAGTTTTTATGAGCATCCTACCAAGACCATCGTAACAAAATGGGCAACAGATCTTTTACCTGAAGAGATTGATCAATGTCCAGTAGAACTGTATGACGACAGCAAAGAAAATATATTCTTTGTTGGATCGATGCAAGGAGAAAACATCAGAAAGTTTGTAGAGAATATTGAGAAGAAAGGTAAGAACTTTGTAAATGTTGGTGGTTACAGTGGAAGATATTCCTTGTACGAAGGTAATCCCCCAAACATTAACCAAAACATTGCAATGGTTAGAGATTCTTACATCTCGTTTGATATTAGAGAAAAACCTTTCTTTGATATGGGTAAGTATTATCCTTGTAGAATCTTCAAGAGTATTAGTTACGGCAAATGGTGCGGCAGCAATATGCCAGAACTTCAAGATTTATTCGGAGAACATGTAACATTTGACAATGATCTTGATACTCTATATGATAGGATTGTAGATGACTATAAATCTTGTACTGAAGAGAAAATGCGTAAAGCAATGAACTTCATTAGAGATGAACACACCTATGTAAACCGATTAAATGACTTATTGATAATGGCATGAAAAAATGTTTAGTTACAGGTGGAGCTGGATTTATTGGATCTAATCTTGTAGATCATCTTCTTGAAAATGGATATCAGGTAAGGGTAGTTGATGCCGAATGTGCAAATAGTCATGACTATTATTTTTGGAATCCTCTAGCAGAAAATTATAAGTTTGATATTAATCCAAACAATCTTGATCGCCTAGTAAAACTCTGCGAAGATGTTGATTATGTTTTTCATCTAGCATCTGATGTTTCGATCTCTTTCTGTATCGAAAATCCAGCAGAGACATATTTGAATAATATTTGCTGTACTACTATAGTGTTGGAAGCAGCTAGACTTGCACATGTTGAGAAAGTTGTTTTCTCATCTACTGCTGCAATCTATGGTTTGACTGATAAGGTTTGTGTTGAAAGTGATCAACCAGATCCTTTGAACTCTTACTCTGTATCTAAACTCTCAGGAGAACATTTGATGAAAATGTACTCCGATCTATATGGTGTAAATACAGTAACACTTCGTTATTTCAATGTGTATGGTCCTCGTCAACCAAAGACAGGTCAGTATGCTCCTGTAATGGGTATTTTCTTGAAGCAAAGAGCAGAAGGAAAATCTCTGACTGTTGTTGGTGACGGTCTTCAGACAAGAGACTTTATTAATGTCTCTGATATTGCATCCGCAAATCTAACTGTTGCTGAAAAGGATGCTCCTACTTATGGGGAAGTTTACAACATCGGAACAGGTAGGGAGTTATCAGTAAGAGCAATCGCAGAAATGATTTCTGATGATATTGTTCATATTCCGCCCAGACCAGCGGAAGCACGCAAAAGTCTTGCAGACACTAGCAAAATTGAAAGTGTTTATGGATGGAAAGCGAAAATTAAATTAGAAGATTGGATTTCTGAGCAATGACAAAAGTATTACATCTATCGCACCATTATGGGTGCTTGAAAGATCATCAGTATGTTTGTGATCAACTAGGTCTTGAACTTACTAATAAGTTCTCTATCTGGAATCAAATTATTGAAAGAGATGTTTATCAGATTACTAAAGATCTGGCAAACAAAATTTGGGCAGAGAATAAGGATTATTTCAATTCCTTTGACTATATTATTACTTCTGATACTGCACCTTTATCTAGAATTTTTCTAGAGAATCTTGATGAGTTCTCTGGAAGACTTATTGTTTGGGTTTGTAATAGATTTAATTATGAGATGACTCAAGATAAGGAGTATCATACTCTTTTCAATGAGTCGGCTAAGAAAAATAATGTTGAAGTAATTCCTTATACTGAGTTCGAAAGAACTTGGGCACATGTTCATGGAGTTAATATTGAAAACGAAGTAATTCGTCCAATTGGAGTTTCTATTGATAAACCATTGTCAGAAGAAGAGTCTCTAGATCTTATTGGTTTTGGGGGAGACTATGGTGAAGAATTGGAGGGAGGAGATATTCTAGTTGCTAGGTATCATAACGATACTCTCTTCCAAGATTCTGTAAAGATGATTAGATCTTATGGTTTATCTGCAGATCCATGTAAGTATAAGGGATACTCAGGACTAGAAGAACTTGCGAAAAAGTATCATGCATACTTTATTCTTCCAGATCAATACTCTAAACTTGCTGCATTTGAGTTAATGAACATTGGTCTTCCAGTAATTCTTCCATCAGAAGACTTTATCTTGCATTTATCTAAGATATCTAATTATTGGTTTGGTAGTGGATTGTATAAAGACACTGTTAGTACCTGCGAATGGTATAATGAATACTATGATAGGTTTGCAGTTTATATTGATGACTTCTCTGAAATACCAGAAGCTTTGAATACGATCAAAGAAAACAAAAAAGAGATCTGTGCTATAATGAAAGAATGTGCTAAGGAGCACCAAGAGAAAACCCTAAATCAGTGGAGGAAACTTTATAATGTCTGATGCTTTAGAAAAGTATAAGGAGTATATGGATAATGCTCATTGGAACTATACTACCAAAGAGCAATTTGAAGAATACTACGGCAGAGTTCCAAAGTTTCGTTATGACACGATGCGCTATTGTTGGGATCAAGTTTTGAAAAACAATTTCAAAACAATCGTTGAACTTGGTACTACAAGGAGTTTTGTTGACGGTAAGTTTCCTGGTTGCAATGAAGATGATACTAAGTATTGGGAACCAGAAAATCCTGATGTTTGGGATTGGTCTGCTGGATGTTTTACTCGCGTAGTTGGTGAATTGATTCAGGGAACTGATATTGAATTCATGACTGTAGATTTGGAACAAAGACATATCAACCGCAGTAAAGAAGTTACTAAGGGTTTATCTAATATTGAATATTATGTAATGTCATCTGAGCAGTTCCTTGCTTCAGGAGAAGGACAAATTGATTTTCTGTACATGGACACTGGAGATATGACTCCTATTGAACCAACTGCTGAACTTCATTTGAGAGAAGCACAACTATTAGTTGATTGCGATATTATTAGTAAGAATGGTGTTGTTCTAATTGATGATGTTAGAAATACTACTCCGAAGATTATTAGTGAAGAAGAGTCGGATTATGGTAAAGCAAAGTATTCTATTCCATACCTAATGGAAAATGGATTTGATCTTATTATGGATGAGTATCAAGTTGTTCTTCAAAAGCGATGAATTATTATATGCACCGATATCTAGTTTCTAAACTAGATGATGATACATTTGATATTATTAAAGAAGAGTTGTCTAACTTTGATGACTACTATCTTCGCGAAGATCTTTCTGATGAGACGGTAGATTCTGAATATCAAATGAATTTTGAGGTTTGTGATGTTTCTAGTCAAAAGTTAACCGATATTATTCTGCCCATCATAACTGAAGTTAATAGTATTAATAATTGGAATTTTGATTTTGATACTATCGAGTTTGAAAAAAGAAGATACGATCAGGGAATGTTTTATGGTTGGCATGGAGACGAATATAATTGGTTGCCAGATAGCAGACAATTTGGTAAAATGAGAAAGATAAGTTTTATATTATCTTTAAATAAAAATGAGATTGACTACTCTGGTGGTTACTTGGAATTCATGATGGATAAACATATTCGTTTTCCATTAGACAATCAAGAGTTAGTTGTGTTTCATTCTGATTGTTCTCATAGAGTTACTGAGGTAATGATGGGAACAAGAGAATCTTTAGTCGGTTGGGTAGTAGGACCTCCATTTAAATGATGCTAAAAATTTTTACTCCTGTAGTAAACTCTCCAGAGTTTCTAAATCTACAAGTTTCTAAGTTTATTGAAAATCTAGAATGCGATTTTCAGATTATTGCCATTGATGATTCTAATGATCCCGTATTGGGAGACAAATTTAGAAGACTGTGTGATAAGTATGAAGGTAAACTTTATTACTTTCTGAACACTAATCATAGGGTAGGTGGTCCATCAGCATCTCATGCAAATGCTATTCAATTTGCATTAGACAATATTATTTTCAAGACTTGTTCGGATGATATTGTTTTCCTAGTAGATAGTGATTGCTTCTTAATGGAAAAATTTGACTTTGTTGATTTCATGAAAGACAAGGATATATGCTCTCTGATGCAAAGTAGGGGAGATGTTAATTATCTTTGGCCAGGTTTTACTTTTTTGAATATGCCCAAGATTCGTGATCTTGAACCTAAGATTAGATTTTTCCCTGGATCTTTTGGTGGAGAACTATGCGATACTGGTGGAGAGTCATATAATTTCTTGACCATGAATAATATTCAACCCCATCCAGTTGACTGTGTATTTGGGGGAGAATATAAAGGTGTCGAACTGATTAACATGGAAACTATTATGGATGGTAAATTTTTACATTTTAGGGGAGGAACTATTTGGGATGGAAAAGTTAATATCTTTAATGAAAAAATCGCAATCCTCAATCAAATCTTGATTAACTCTCAAAAACCTTCTTATGGAAAAGAATAAAGCAATATACAAACTAAAAGGTCTCCCTCCTATCTATTGTATCAATCTGGATGAAAAACCAGATCGTTGGCAATACATGGAAGATCAATTTAAGTACTGGGAGATCGAAGACTATCAAAGAGTCTCCGCTTATGATGGTAGGGGCGATAATGATCTTAGTGAGATCTTGAAAGGTCGATATCCTGATGCTATGAGTTCTGGAGAAGTTGGTTGTGTAACTTCTCACCTCAAAGCACTGAAGATGTTCTTGGAGACAGACGCTCCATGTGCTTTGATCATGGAAGACGATTGCGATCTATCTACAATTTCTCATTGGCAGTTTACCTGGAAGGATTTCTTTTCCAAGATTCCTTATGCTTATGATGTAGTTCAGTTGGCGATTATTAATCCAGCTTCTATCAGTGTTCAAATTCATAGAAGGTTTGTAAATGATTTTTCTACTGCCTGCTATCTAATTACTCGTCATCATGCCGAAAAACTAGTTCGCTTTCATGTTAGAGGTGACAAGTATAAACTGGATAATGGATGTAAACCAAGAGCAGTTGCTGACGATTTAGTCTACAACTCTGGTCTAACATTTGCTATTCCTTTATTCTTGTATAAGATTGATTTGGGATCAGATATTCATGATATTCATATCGATGTATTCCATCGCAGTAGTCATGACGGTCTATGGCAGTTCTGGAAAAATCAGGCAGCAGATCAAGATTGGAGTAAAATGTTGGAGTTAAATCCGTATTACGGAACATTACCGCCAGGATTTGAAGGAAAATAGTATTGAATACTACAAAGCACCCCCTTGACAGGGGTGCTTTTTTACTATATACTATGTAAAGATTTACAACAAAATGTAAAATGACTGTAACAAAGAATGAGTTCGGGCAAATGAACATGTTTGCCAAAGAACCCACGATGTATATGACTAAAGAAGCAATGGAGCGTTATGGTTATGAGCCATATGCTGAGAGAGCAGAGAAGCTGAACGGTCGCACTGCTATGCTAGGTTTTGCTGCTGCTGTTATCTCTTATGCTACTACTGGCAGTTTGTTCTTCTTCGGTGCCTTCGGCATTTGACAATGGTACAGATTTGCTTTACAATCACTAGCATCGCCTTCTTTGTTCTGTTGGCGTACTCTGTTGAACAATTATCCGAAACTTACTGAAAATGGCTTTTAATGTTACTCTCCGTACTCCTGATGGAGATCAAACCATCACTTGCGAAGACGACCAGTACATCCTGGACGCCGCAGAGGAGCAGGGTATTGACATGAACTATTCCTGCCGTGCAGGTGCTTGTTCATCCTGTGCAGGAAAAATCGTTAGCGGCACCGTTGATCAAGGAGACCAATCGTTCCTTGATGATGATCAAATGGATGCTGGATTTGTTCTAACCTGTGTTGCATATCCAACTTCTGATCTTGTCATTGAAACGGACCAAGAGGAAAATCTTTACTGATGACCATTATTAATGAAGATCATTGGATGCATGACTTCCAAGATGCATTACAAAAACTGGAATGGGAATCTGGAGATGACATTGTAGTTGAGATTGGCGGTATGGCTGTAACTGGCACTGCTACTCATCCCGATGCAAATCCAAAATGGGCAAAACCCTTTGGAACTGTCACCTATCAAAAGGATGCATTTATCGTAATCAAAAATCGATCAAGAAGTCCTTTTGCTCCTTCTCAACCAAATCCAGATCTCAAAGCAAAACATGTCGAATGAAAATGCCCTCTGGGAGGACATGCGAAAACTTAATGCCCTATATGAAGAACTCTGCTGGGGGCACGATGACGAATTAGTTTTCAGTCATGAAAACGGCAGAGTTATTGTTTACAACAAAACTAAGGAGAAAAACAATGAACGAACGCGCAGAACGTATTAATGGCTGGGCTGCCATGATTGGTGTTATCGCTGCCATGGGATCCTATGCTGCTACAGGTCAACTAATTCCTGGAGTATGGTGATGTT